GGTGCCGATCTCTTTATTATTGATGATCCACACTCAGAACAGGAAGCTAAGCAGCTACGTGCTGATGTGTTTGAACCCGCATGGGAGTGGTTCCAGTCAGGCCCAGTCCAGCGACTGATGCCGGGTGGCGCGATCATAGTTGTGATGACTCGGTGGTCCAAGATGGACCTCACGGGCAAGATCGTCGATCACATGATTAAGAACGAGGAGTCGGACCAATGGGAGGTCGTGGAGTTCCCGGCCATCCTGAATGACAAACCGCTCTGGCCCGACTTCTGGGACATCAATGAACTGCTGGCAAAGAAGGCCAGCATGGACCCACGATACTGGCAAGCCCAGTACATGCAGCAGCCGACCTCAGAAGAAGGGGCGCTGATCAAACGGGAGTGGTGGCAAGTCTGGGAAAAGGAGAATCCTCCCCCATGCGAATTCACAATTATGGCGCTGGATGCGGCCCAAGAGAAGTCCAACAGAGCGGACTACAACGCCCTGACCACGTGGGGCGTGTTCTTCAACGAGGAAACGAACAACTACAACATCATCCTACTGAACAGCATCAAGGAGAGACTGGAGTTCCCAGAGCTCAAATCCCTCGTGTTGGAGCAGTACAAGGAGTGGGAGCCGGACTCATTTATAGTCGAGAAGAAATCAAACGGCGCAGCGCTTTACCAAGAAATGAGGCGCATGGGAGTGCCGATCAGCGAGTTCACTCCGGGCAAAGGACAGGACAAGATTAGCCGCGTGAATGCGGTAACGGATTTATTTTCGGCTGGGATAGTTTGGGTACCTGACCGTCGCTGGGCGATGGAGGTAGTTGAGGAATGCAATGATTTTCCCAGCGGTTCCCATGATGACTTGGTAGACTCCACGACATTAGCCCTTATGCGGTTTAGGCAAGGGGGCTTTATCCGTTTGCCAAACGACGAGCCTGAGCCAACTACGTGGTTCAAAGGCCGTAGGAAAGAAGGGTTTTACTAGGAGAATTTAGATGGCTATCGACAAAGGTTTGTACGAAGCACCGGCTGGTCTTGATGCTCTCGCGGAAGATTCTGCGATGGAGATTGAGATCGTTGATCCGGAAGAGATCAACATCGGGGCAGATGGCATGGTGGTCAGCCTCTCTAAGTCGAAGCCGCGTGCCGAAGACTTTGACGCCAACCTTGCTGAGTTCATGAACGAAAATGAGCTTATGGGGTTGTCGCTTGACCTGCTAGGCGACTACGAGACCGACCTTGCCTCGCGTAAGGATTGGCTTGATACCTACATCAAAGGCTTGAAGATTCTGGGTATTCGGTACGAAGACCGTACGGAACCGTGGCCGGGTGCGTGTGGCGTGTTTCACCCGCTCTTGATGGAGTCAGCGGTCAAGTTCCAGTCCGAGACCATCATGGAGACCTTCCCTGCGATGGGGCCGGTCAAGACCAAGATCATTGGTCGCGAGACCCCGGAGAAGAAGGACTCGGCCATTCGCGTGGCTGACGACATGAACTATCAGCTTACCGAGGTGATGAAAGAGTATCGCCCGGAGCATGAGCGTCTCCTCCTTAGTCTCGCCCTATCGGGCAACGCCTTTAAGAAGGTCTACTTTGACCCGTCGTTGAACCGTCAAACGGCTGTGTACATTGCTGCCGAAGATATTGTGGTGCCATATGGCGCACCGAACATTGAGCAGGCCGAACGTGTTACGCATCGAATGCGTAAGACCAAGAACGAGGTGTTGAAGCTTCAGTATGCAGGCTTTTACCGCGATGTGGACTTGGGTGATCCAATCCGCACGATGGATGAAGTTGAGAAGCAAAAGGCCGAGGATCAAGGCTTTTCGGCGTCGATGGACGACCGATTCCAACTCCTTGAGATGCACGTAAACATTGATCTTCCGGGCTATCCGGATGTGGATGAGGACAACAATGAGACCGGTATCGCCCTTCCGTACGTCGTCACGATTGAGAAAGGCACAGGAACGGTTCTTGCGATTAGACGTAACTGGAAAGAAGATGACAAGCTCAAAGCCAAACGACAGCATTTCGTCCATTACGGTTATATCCCCGGATTTGGTTTCTATTACTTTGGACTTATCCACCTCATTGGCGGACATAGCAAAGCTGCCACGTCACTTCTTCGACAGCTTATCGACGCGGGAACGCTTAGCAATCTACCGGGTGGCCTTAAATCACGAGGACTCCGAATTAAGGGCGACGATACCCCGATTGCTCCGGGTGAGTTCCGAGACGTAGACGTACCGAGTGGTGCGATCCGCGACAACATCCTGCCGCTTCCGTACAAAGAACCGAGCCAGACTCTCTCGCAGTTGATGGACAAGGTGGTTGAGGATGGACGCCGCTTCGCTGCGGTGTCGGATCTGAAGATCTCGGATATGTCCTCGCAGGCTCCGGTGGGTACGACGCTCGCCGTGCTTGAACGTGTATTGAAGGTGATGTCGGCAGTTCAGGCCCGCATCTACTACACGATGAAGCAAGAGTTCAAACTCCTTGCTGAGATCATCCGCGACAACACCCCGGATGAATATTCGTACGAGCCTGAAGTTGGCGATAAGAAGGCTAAGAAGTCCGACTACGACGATGTGGATGTGATCCCGGTCAGCGATCCTAACGCATCGACCATGAGTCAAAAGGTCGTGCAGTACCAAGCCGTGCTGCAGCTTAGCCAGACTTCACCAGAGATTTATGACCTCCCATACCTGCACCGTCAGATGATTGAAACGCTTGGCGTCAAAAATGCCAGCAAGATTGTGCCGGATAAGGGGGACATGAAGCCCGTTGATCCTGTAAGTGAAAACATGAATGTCATGATGGGCAAACCCGTCAAAGCGTTTATGTACCAAGATCACGAGGCACACCTGCAGATTCACATGGCAGCAATGCAAGATCCGAAGATCATGCAGATTATTGGGCAAAACCCAAAGGCGCAGGAGATTATGGCTGCAGCCTCAGCGCATGTGATGGAGCACGTAGCGTTCCAGTACCGCAAAGAGATTGAGAAACAACTCGGTACTACGCTGCCTCCGATGCCGGATGATGAGAAAGACGAGACTTACCTGCCTGAAGAAGTTGAGATTCAAGTCTCTCAGCTTGCTGCTCAAGCCGCAGCCAAACTGCTTCAGAAGGATGTTCAAGAAGCCCAAGCCCAGCAGGCCGCACAACAGGCTCAAGATCCTGTTATTCAAATGCAGCAAATGGAGCTTCAGCTTCGTCAACAGGAACTGCAACTCAAAGCCCAGCAGATCCAAGTTGATGCCCAAGTTAAACAGGCCGAACAGCAGCGCAAGCAGCAAGAACTGCAGATCATGGCTGCTACGAAAGCCGACGAACTGCGTATCCGTGAGCAGGAAGTTGCTAGCAGAACGCAGCTTGATGCGGCGCGAATGGGCGCTGATATCCAAAAGCACAAAGCCGGTCTTGCTGCCCAACAGCAGCGTGAAGGAGTGCGTATGGGTATCGACATTGCCAAGGCAAAAGAATCCGCTGATCTTCAGCGCAACCGCCCCCAAAAGGGCAAGTAGGAGTAAATGGCTCATAACTCAGCACTGGACTACCTCAATTCAAAACTTGAGGAAGAACGAGGCAACGTAACGTCCTTTCTGTCTCAGGGCACCGTTAAATCGTTTGAAGAGTACCACCGACTTTGCGGGATTATTCAAGGTTTGGATGCCGCAAAGAATTTGATATCAGACCTTGCAAAACGTATGGAGACAGACGATGAGTAATATCGACGTAGCGGCAACGCAAGAAGCCGTGAAGAAGGCGTCACAACTCCCGGCCCCAAAGGGATATCGGATTTTGTGCGCTGTGCCTAATGTAGAAGAAGAGTTTGAAGGCGGGATTATTAAGTCAGACGACACCAAGCGTGTTGAAGAGCAGACGACTGTTGTTCTGTTCGTCATCAAGTTGGGTGACCTCGCTTATGCGGATAAAGATCGTTTTCCCACCGGAGCTTGGTGCAAGGAAGGCGATTTTGTTTTGACTCGTCCTTACACCGGTACTCGCGTGGTTATTCACGGTAAAGAGTTCCGGATCATCAATGACGACAACGTGGAAGCGGTGGTCGATGACCCCCGTGGAATCCGCCGCGCATAAGGAGTAAATCATGGCTGACCTACAAGAGTTTAAGTTTCCCGACGAGCAGTCGGCTGAAAAGCCGGAGGCTGATAAGGAATTTGATATAGAGATTGTTGATGACATGCCGCCGCAGGATCGACTCAACGCTGAGCCGATGCCCAAAGAGATCGTCGAAAAGCTGGAAAAAGACGAACTTGAAGACTACGACGACAAGGTCAAAGACCGCTTCAAACAACTGAAAAAAGTCTGGCACGACGAACGCCGTGCTAAGGAAGCCGCTGCCCGTGAAAGGGAAGAAGCCCTTAAGTTTGCTCAGACTCAAATGGAGGAAAATCGCCTTTTAAAACAACGACTTGGGCGTGGCGAACAAGCCTACGTTCAGGAGGTTACGAAGGCGGCTACCAACGATTTGGCTACGGCCAAAGAGAAACTTAAGTTGGCTTATGAGAGCGGTGATACTGACAAAATCATTGAAGCTCAAGAGTTGCTGACGGACGCTAAGCAAAAGCTCCGTGACTATGAACGCTTTCGCCCCTCTTTACAAAAAGAAGAGGATGGTGTAGAAAGCAAACCACAGGTAACGACGCCGCAAGCGTCTGCCAATCCGGTACTCGACCCAAAAGCCGAGGCATGGAAGCAGCGCAATACTTGGTTCGGCGTGGACGAGGAGATGACTGCCCTCGCGCTCGGCCTGCACGAAAAACTAGTCCGGTCTGGTGTAGATCCTCGTTCTGACGACTACTACCGAACGGTTGACGAGACAATGAGGAAGCGTTACCCGGAGAACTTCTCTGACGAAACGCCGCCCAAGGAACCTGCAAACAAGGAGCCTGTGCGTAAAGCCTCTACGGTCGTCGCTCCAGCAACACGGTCAACGTCACCCCGTCAGATTCGTCTGACATCCTCGCAAGTTGCCCTAGCCAAAAAACTAGGACTAAGCAATGAGCAGTACGCACGTGAACTTATGAAACTGGAGAATGGCAATGGCTGATAACAGATTGGCTCGTGAACTTGAAAACCGCGAAGTGTCTCAACGGAAACAGTCGTGGACTCCCCCGCAAACGCTTCCTTCCCCGAAGCCGCAACCGGGCTACGTCTTCCGCTGGATTCGGACAAGCATGATGGGTACTGCAGATCCCACTAATACGTCCGCGAAGTTGAGAGAGGGATGGGAACCGGTGAAAGCCGAAGACCATCCGGAAATGATGCTTCAGGCTGATCCCAATAGTCGCTTTAAAGGCAACATTGAGATTGGCGGGTTGTTGCTCTGTAAGGCATCTGAGGATCTGATGAAGCAGCGTGAGGATTATTACGCTAAACAGGCTCAGGCTCAGATTGAATCTGTAGACAACAGCTTTATGCGTACCAATGATGCGCGCATGCCGCTCTTTAACGAGAAGCGATCTGGCGTGTCGTTTGGTAAAGGGTCTAAATAATTTATTTTAGGAGTTTACAATGGCATATCCGACTGTAAATGCTCCTTACGGGCTGAAACCGATCAATTTGATTGGCGGTCTCCCGTTTGCGGGCGCTACCCGTCAGATCCCCATCGCTTCTAGCTACGGCACGGCCATCTATAACGGTGACGTTGTGCAGTACAAGAACGACGGTACTCTGATCATCACCACGCTTCAGGCTCAGGTTCAAGGCGCTTCGGCGGCTTCGACCCCGGTTGCCGGTGTCGTGGGTGTGTTCCTTGGCTGTTCTTACACCAACCCGTCGACGGGTCAGAAGCTCTTCGCGCAATACTATCCGGGCGGCGTTGCTGCTTCGGACATTGTTGCCTACGTGAGCGACGATCCGAACGCGCTGTATCAGGTTGTGAACGTGACGAGCAACGTGGCGAACGATGCGGCGGGCGGTCTTCTTCCGGCGTACGTCTCGCGTGCCAACTCGATTGGCACGAACGCGGAACTCGTTCTCAACACGGGTTCGGCTACGAGCGGTAACAGCAAGATGGGTATCTACATCAACAACGTGACGACCCCGCTGCCGTTCCGTGTGGTTGACGTGATTACCGCTTCTCAAAACTCATCGGGCAACTACGTGGAGTTCGTCGTGAAATTCAACGCGATGTACCACACGTATAATGCTACGGTTGGTATCTAATAGGGAGCATGTAAAAAATGGCTATTTCACGCGCACAACTGCTCAAAGAACTGCTCCCCGGCTTGAACGCTCTGTTCGGTCTGGAATACAAGCAGTATGGTGAGGAGCACAAGGAGATCTACGAGACTGAGACCTCCGAGCGTTCCTTTGAAGAAGAAACGAAGCTGTCCGGTTTCTCCGCCGCTCCGGTGAAGAACGAAGGCTCTGCGATTGCCTATGACAACGCGCAGGAAGCTTGGACTGCCCGTTACAACCACGAGACCATTGCTCTCGGCTTCTCCGTGACGGAAGAGGCGGTTGAGGACAACCTGTATGACTCGCTCTCGAAGCGTTATACGAAAGCCCTCGCCCGCGCTATGGCGTACACGAAGCAGGTCAAGGGTGCCAACGTGTTGAACAATGCGTTTGCGGCCTCGGGCTATAACGGCGGTGACGGCGTTTCGCTCTGCAATCAGTACCACCCGTTGATCTCGGGCGGCTACAACAGCAACACGTTTGCGACCCAGTCGGACCTGAACGAAACCTCGCTTGAAGCGGCGGTCATTCAGATTGCCGGTTGGACTGACGAACGCGGTCTGTTGATTGCGGCGAAGCCCCGTAAGCTCATCGTTCCCCCGGCGCTCATGTTCGTTGCGAAGCGTTTGCTTGATACGGAACTCCGTGTCGGCACGACGGACAACGACATCAACGCCCTCAAGGCGATGGGTTCGATTCCGGAAGGCTACAAAGTGAACCACTTCTTGACTGATCCGAACGGCTGGTTCTTGATGACCGACGTTCCGAACGGCTTGAAGCACTTCGTCCGTACCCCGCTTGCGAACAGCATGGATGGGGATTTCGATACGGGCAACGTCCGATACAAGAGCCGCGAGCGTTATAGCTTCGGCTGGTCGGACCCGCTGGGCATCTTCGGATCGTCTGGCTCGACCTGATCGTAGGTCTGGAGAGGGGGGCTTCGGCCCCCCTTTTCTTTTCGGTTTAATAGGTGTATATAGTCAGTAACTAGGAAATTCAGCCGTATCAACCTGCCTAGAGGATGATGCACCAATGATACGGCGACTTGTGCATAAGGAGTTTTAAAATGGCATTTGCTTCACATCTTGGCCCGTGGTTGCTTGGTACGGTTAAGAACACCACTGGCACGACCCCCGGTACGGTTCGCAACATGGGCGCGACGATTGTCGCCCAACAGGTTCCCTTGGTTGCTGGCTCGGCTGTCAC